AATACTAGAAATAAAACTTAACAGGAACGGTTTATATGCTTTTAAACGATATTGGTAAATCACCAGATTCCACATTCAGAAGGATAAATCAGCACCTCGAAACTAATTACGGTTTTAAGATCTCTGAAAGTGTGAGCGATAAAGACTTGGTCTCTATCATGGAACAAATTCAAGAAGAAATTACAGACCTTAAGATTAAGGGTGATGATTCAAAAGGTTCTTCTGAAATCTCAAAGAGATTGCTGGTTCTCGAAGGAATCAAGAGCCTAAGGGAATTTGCTCTTATGAGCTTTCAATCACCGAAATTGAACTCTGTTGTGGGTAATCTTGTTGACTATGTAGTTGACACATTTGAAATTACAGGTATGCAGCAGGCCGATTTCGAACGTGCAGTTGAAAGAGCAATGGATGAATACCGTTCGAGTAGGTATCGTTTCCCAGATGAAATTATTGAACAACGTGTTAGGCAAGACGCTATGGCAAGAATTCAATCTAGCGCAGCTCTTGATAACCCACAAACTCCGGCAATTGCTCCAGAAATGCCAATGATGGAAAAGGAAGAAGATATGAAAGAAGCACAATTTGACCAATTTGGTGCAGTAGGAAAAAGAGCATCTGCCCTCGGCGGACATGCAGCCCAGGCACCGGATACTCCGCAGGCAAGACATGCAGCAAAGGTGTTGGATAATCCCAGCCTTTCATTGAAGCCGGAAGCCGATGATGAACAAATCCCTATGATCCGTGACAAGAACGGCCGTATGGTACCAGACCCATTTGCAGCCCATGCCGCTGCTAGACGTAAAGGAATTTCAATGAAAGAACATACAAATCTAGTGAAAAATCTTCGCAGGCTTCTAGAAACAGAAGTTAGCCAAGCTGAAGTAATGATGGCAGCTAAGGGCTTTGCTCAAGAGCTGCAAGAAATGGTTGAAAAGATTGGTCGTTTGCAAAACGAAGATCTTCCACCTGTTACAGACCAAATGCGCGAGACATACGGTATGGAATCAGCTTCGGCCTTCCAGACTCAAATCTATGGCGCACTTCAGAGTGTTATGGATTCTCTATACACTGCTAAGGGTCAGGTCGATGACGCTGTAGGTAACATGGCTGCAACCGGTCAAGTCAGTGCATCAACAGATATGGATATGCCTATTGACGGTATGGATGATATGGGTGCAGTTGATGACACAGCAGCTATGGATGCAGATCTCGATAACATCGATGCAGATCTTGCAGTCGACGACGAATTCGGTGCCGAGGATGGTGAAGAGCCACTAGGCCGCGCAATGAAGACAGAATCACTACAGCGTAAGGTTGTAGAGATGAAGAAGCTTGTCGAGAAGGCAAAGAAACTACGCGAAGCAAGGGGCTAAGATAGCCCATGAGAGCAAGAGAAATTCTTGATGAGAATTATAACCAGAGTCTGGAGACGGACCTGGGTAATCTCATTATAGGTGCAAAGGGCTCTGGAGCAGAAGAAATTAATACCCAGGACCTAGTAGTTCAACTGCAAGGTATGGGTTATTCCGTTGATGTAAACAGTATTATGGGCTTACTCAGCAGAAATCCGTCAGTTTTAAATGCTACCCCGACGATGATTAGGTTTACTCCACCAGAGGGTGTTAGCGCAGCTGGCGGCAAGCCAACAAAAGACTCGGCCGCCCAGGTTAGCGATATGGCTCAGTCGGCAACTAATATAGGATAATAGAATGTCAGATTGCTGCACACCTGGTACAGGTTTTCCGAATGCCACATTACAGGGGCAACTTGCCACTAATCATTCCGTAATCTGGGAAGAAATCTGCATGATTCAGCAGGCTATTTTAGCAGCCTCGAGTCAATGCCAACCGGGCGGCGGTCAAATGTGTACCATTGTCGGCGGTACAACGCCAATGACATTTATCTCTGGTGTCTTAGAAGTTCTTGTTACTAACGGTGGTATAAGTTCAATACCAAATTACGAAGGAATACTTGCAACAGCCGGTCAAACAGTTGTAAACACCACTGTAAATACATTACCTATTGTAAACAATACCTCATATCTATTGGTATTTGTTAACGGTGTAATGCAGATGGAAGGTGCATTACTGAATTATACAGTCACAGGTGCTAACCAGATTACGTTTACCTATGCACTGGCATTAAATGATATTATTGCAATTTATTCATACGCTACTGGAGTTTCATTTGGTGGCGGCAGCGGTTACTATGAAGATTCTCCAGCAGTGAAATTTATTCCACCGGTAGGTGTCATACCCGGTAGCATTGCAACAGCTACATTAACTACAAACGGTGGAAACATTCTATCAATTAATATGACAGCGGCCGGAAGTGGTTATCAACCCGTACCGTCGACATTGACAGTAAGTTCTGTTTTGGGACTTGGTGCAATACTAACACCGTTGGTAAATGCAGCCGGGCAGATCGTTAACGTCAATATTGTAAACGGCGGTGCAAATTACACCACAGGTGACACAATAACTGCTACCAGAGCGATACTACCAAATATTGCCTATGTTAATGCTGTATTTCTAATTACAGCAGTTAGCATTACCGGTGCAATTGTTTCGATTGCTATTCTAAATCCTGGCTCGGGATATGAAGACAGTGTCACAACTGTTGAAATTGTGTCCACACTAAATCCTCTTTTACCATATCCGGCCGGCGGTGGTTTTATTGGGGCAGTATTTACAGACATATTGGGCGCAATTACAGGTGTGTCTGTTAGCAATACAGGTGCCGGATACGTCAATATTCTGCCATATTTGGTTATAACTGACCCAGGCACAGGCGCAGTAACCCAAGTGACACTGAGTGGCACTTCTGTTGCATCTATTGCGGTTCTTTCGCCAGGTTCGAACTATACACAGTCTGCTATAGGAGTTGTATTTAATCCGCCTACAGCAGCATTGCCAAATCCTCCTGCAAATCCTGCAGTGGTCGATATTATTGTTGCTGAAAATACATGGGGAACAGATCCTCACCTATATTGGCAGGTGTGGTCTGGTGCCGCAACAAATAAGCCTATTCAGCTTCAAATGAATGCTGTGCTCTCTTACTTCAAGGGTTTAAATTATACAATTATAATCCAAACAAACCCTGCAACCGGCTCTACCATTCAGTGGAAAATTTGCTGGTGATGCTTTGACATTGTGATACTCTTTGTGTTACAATTCGTCAATGCTTATACGAAAACCATTTAATTATCAACCGTTACAAAGAGTAGACACCGGAAACGGCAGACGCTACATAGTGGGAGAAGGTCGCCCACTTCCATCAGTAACAACAATCCTCGGCAAGACAAAAGATATGACCCACATCAATGAGTGGAGGAAAAATATCGGCGAGGATAAAGCTCAGAAAATTCTAACAGAAGCCAGCGGACTGGGCAATGGCATGCACAAGAATTTAGAAAACTATATTCTCGGTAGCGAGATGAGTGGAACACTGATGGCAAAGACACTTGCCAAGGTTATTATTAAGAAGGGGTTGGTAAATGTTAGCGAAGTATGGGGAACAGAAGTTTCTTTATATTCGAAAGAACTATACGCAGGGACAACCGACCTAATAGGTCTACATGAAAATAAGCCGTCAATCATGGACTTTAAGAATAGTCTAAAGGACAAGAGACGTGAGTGGATTGAGGATTATTTCATGCAATTGGCGGCCTATGCCTTATCACACAACGAAATGTACGGCACTGATATCTCCCGCGGTGTTGTAATGATTGCTACTCGTGAAGCTAAATATCAGGAGTTCGTTATCGAGGGTGATGAATTCAAACACTACGAAACTATGTGGGCCAACAAAGTGTGCGCCTATTATGATCAGTATGGAATGGAATAAATACATCACACGAGAGGTATAAAGAATGGCATCACCAGTAACAGTTTCAAGAATTCAAAATAGACGAGGCACACAGGCTCAATTTAATGCTCTATATCCGCCGGGATATACAGGTGTTGGTCCCGTTGATATAAATATTTGGCCAAATATTTTAATGCCGGGAGAACTTGCCCTTGCAACAGATACTCGTAGAATATTTTTAGGTAATTTAACTGGCGAATATGTGGAACTTGCCGCTGCAACAGGTGGCGGAATTTTGTTAGGGCCGTTAGTTCTACAATTACCACCAATTGGCATATTCACCCCGATACCACAACTAAACTACCCGGCAACACCATTCTTTACATTATTGTATGATGTGACAGATGCGCTAAGTCCTGACCAGAATGTAGTTGGAACAACTTTTTCTAGAAACGGCGAAATGAAGATTACGGCTGTAGTTGATTTTGGCCCAGGCTCAGTTGCCCTAACTGACACAAGCATTGACGTAAATACTACTTTGTTTGATATTAGTTTCACCGCAGATTACAATGGACCCGACATTGAAATTTCTTATATGCACGATTTTCCAGGTAATTTGACATTTAGCTCAAGTACAATTCTCTGGCTTCCTTTCTAAGCACAAATTATGAGTTGGAATAAACTTTCTAACGAAGAGCGCCTTCACCTGTGGAGACAGTTAAGAATTGATATTAGGTCACTTCACCCTGCGGAACAATTAGATAGAATCGTCGAGTTCTGTTCCACAATGCCCAAAGGTAGGCGCACTTTAGATTATTATAGTCCGGCCAATTGGCCTACACCCTGGGAAATTTTATTTCACGGGGAATTCTGCAAAAGTTCCGTTAGTCTTATGATTTTTTACACCCTTGCTCTTCTAAATAAAGAACAAGATATTGAATTATGGGTGGTAAAAGACAACGACGGTGACTATCTTTTATCTGTCATAGATAGTCAGATTATTTTAAATTATGAGGCTGGCAAGGTAAGTAAATATTCAGATATTTGCGATTACTTTATTGTCATGCAGAAATTTTCAAAAGAACAAATAAAAACAATAACATAGAGAGAACATTAGTATGGCACAAGTTAAAGAAATTATGGTTGAGAAGCGCGACGGTACAAAAGAACCATACGATGTTTCAAAGATCAAGAAGTCAATTCAAATGGCTACAGAAGGGCAGGATGTAAATCCTCTTGCTCTTGAATCAAAATTTGACCAATTTCTGAAACCCGGTATTAAGACTCGTGATATTCAATTAAATGTTATACAACATGCTATTCAATTGGCTACCCCTTCTGAGCCCGATTGGGTTAATGTAGCTGGTAGAGCACTTGCAGCCGATGAATGGGCAAACTTTCCCTTACGTGGAAAATCCTTCAGGGAAGTAGTCCAATATAACATTGAGAAAGGTTTCTATACAAAGGATCTGTTAGAATTTTATACAGACGACAATTTAGACGATTTAGGTGCAGCGGTAAAGCAAGTTCGCGATTTGGATTATAGTTATGCCAGCCTAATCACTGCGAAGAAGAAATACTTAGGGAAGTTTGAATTGAATCAGCACATGCATATGGTAAATGCAATGCGATTTGGGCAACTCGATCCAGCAGAAACAAGAATTAAGTTTGTTAAGGAAGTTTACAATGCACTCTCTCAGCGTAAGATTTCTTTAGCCACTCCGTTCCTCGCCAATCTTCGTAAGGGTGGCAATATTGCATCATGTTTCATTATCGCCGTCGAAGATGATATTGACAGTATCTTTGATAACATCAAACGTGTTGCCCTAATTTCAAAGAATGGTGGTGGCCTCGGTGTATTCCTGGGATATCTGCGTGCCAAGGGATCAGATGTCAATGGATATGCTAATTCTGCAGGAACAATTGTGCAATGGATTAAGATTCTAAATGATACGCTTGTTGCTGTAAATCAGGGAGGTAAGCGTGCCGGTGCTGGAACAATTGCATTACCTATATGGCACAATGATATATTAGATTTTCTAGACATGCAGACAGAACATGGCGACCCGAGAATGAAGGCATATGATGTATTCCCGCAGGTATGCATGCCCGATATCTTCCTGGAGAGAGACAAGAATAAGGAATCATGGACAACATTTTGCCCATTTGAGGTGAAGAAGAAGTTAGGTATCGATGTGCGTGGATTACACGGTACTAAATTCACAGAAGCATATTTAAAGATCGAAAAGGCCGTTGAATCTGGAACATTAGGTATTTTCCGTAAGTTCGATAATGCACGAGATCTAATGAAGATTATTATGCGTACTCAATTCGAAACAGGATTACCATATATTTCATTTACAGACACAATCAATGAATATAATCCGAACAAAGATGACAATAATGGTCATGTAGGAATTCCGTGCGTTAATTTATGTACTGAGTCATTCTCCAATGTAAAGCCCGACGAGCTAGGACATGTATGTAATCTAGCCTCTATTGTGCTCGGCAATATCAAGGACTTTAAGGAATTAGGTAAAATTGCAGCCTTGTCAACAAAGATATTAGACTACGGAATTAGTTTAACAAATGCACCTGATAAAATTACCGGTGCTCATAATGCTCGCTATAGAACAATTGGAATTGGTATGCAAGGGTTGCATGACCATCTAGCCAGAGAGTTCATGAATTTTCGAGACCTTGATTACATTCGCGAACTTGCCGAATGTGTTGAATACAATGCAGCATTATCAAGCGTTGAGTTGGCAAAGAGGTTCGGGTCTTTTGAAGCATTTGAACACTCTGAGTGGAAGAACGGAAACCGCGTTGCAAAATTTGCCGAACATGGATCGGGAAAGTATGATTGGAAGTTTCTACAAGATCAGATTGACCAATTCGGCATGCGTAATAGTCAACTTACCAGCCCGGCCCCTAATACAAGTACCTCCATTTACATGGACTCAAGTGCAAGCATTCTTCCTATATACGATGCATTCTTTTCTGAAGACAACAAAAACGGTAAGCTAGTTGTCGCAGCAAAATTTCTTAAGGAAAATCCACTCGCTTATGGTAAAACCTTTCCTAAACATACTGCGACTGAAATTATCGACGTAGTGGCTGAATTGCAAAAGTTCATTGACACCGGCTGCTCTATGGAGTTAATATTTGATCAACGCAAAGAGAGCTTTAATGCTAAAGAATTATATGATGCCATCCACTATGCTCACAGCAAGGGATTGAAGGCAATTTATTATATTAGAGCCATTAAGAAGAATGCTACAGAAGATGCACTCGTAAAGGCAGAAGAAGACTGCGTCGCTTGTGCCGGATAAGGAAATTTAATGTCAGAACTCACACAGAAGAAAATATTTGACGAGCTGGGAGATGATTCCCAGACCGCACGTCAAATGATCAATGGCAAGGCTACGGGAATTCTTAACCTAAACAGCGTTAAGTACCAATGGGCACCTAAATTGTATAAGATTATGGTTAACAATTTTTGGATTCCCGAAAAGATTTCACTTGTTGACGATAAGGTGACAATTAGGGAACTCACAAAAGATGAAATGAGTGCTTTTAAGAACACACTCTCTTTTCTTATTGCACTTGATAGTATGCAGGTATCTAATCTGCCAAACATTGCCGATTACATTACTGCCCCCGAGGTAGGCGGCCTGTTTACAATCCAGGCATTCCAGGAATTAATCCATTCTCAAGCATATCAATATATGCTCCAGGAATTGTTCCCCAATATTGAACGCGAAGAGATTTATGACTATTGGAGAAATAATTCTTTGCTATTGCAACGCAATAAGTTCATCGCTGGACAATATCAGAAGTTCATCGACGACAAGTCACTAGTTAACTTCAAAATTGCACTTGCCGCTAACTTTGCCTTAGAGGGAATTTATTTTTATAACGGATTTCAGTTCTTCTATCAATTGGCGGCTCGCAATAAGGTCGCAAACGTCGCTAAAATGATCAAATACATTGAGAACGATGAAGTAACTCATATAAACATGTTTGCTAATATCATTCGCGAAATATTCGATCTCAATAATCCCGATGATAGAAAGATTTTGCTTGACAATATTACACAAGCTGCCGAGCAAGAAATTGAATGGGGCAAGGAAATTTACGGAGATAGAATTTTGGGCATCTCTCAGGAGAGCACGGAAGGATATGTAAAATATCTTGTTAACCAGAGAACTAAACTATTAGGGTTGGGAGTTGTATATAAGGGGTTTACTAAGAATCCTTACGAATATCTGAATGCAGAAAAACGTGAGAATTTCTTTGAGACAAAGGTAACTGAATACAGCCGCAGCGAAGCGGTTGACGGATGGGATGAATTTTAATGTTATTAACAAAACCAAAAGAGACGCCGTACATTGGTGTATTTAAGTCGAGCACTGGTGAGGAATTTATTGCCCGTGTTACAGAAGAAACAGATAGTCACTACATGGTTGAGAAGCCACTGTGTATGGTAGGGACAGAACAGGGTCTACGATTCGCTCCTTTCCTTATGATGGCTGATCCTGATAGGTCGGTAATGGTTCCGAAGCCAGTAATTACGGCACAACCAGCGACTACCTTACAAAGACAGTATGAGCAGGCAACATCGACTATTGTTCTTGCAAGGTAATAGATTTTCTAACAAATAACACACAGGGCCACAATGAAACCAACCAGCAAAACGCCATACGAAATCCGTCTCGAACTTCTGCAACTTGCCCAAGTAATCCTTAATGAAAAACACAAGGCAGCGGGTGTGCAAAATGGGAATAATCAAAATACATTTCCAACTACAGAAGATATAATTGTCGAAGCTGAAAAGATGAACGGATTCATCTCTAAGGCTAATCAGCATTAATCCAGTTGACAATAATGTATTGGTGTAATATACTTCGCCGATATGAAACAACTTAAAAGAGTAATTAGGAGATTCAGGTCCTGGATGCGTTACGATCCACCTGGATCCATGACTTCAAAGGGATGGAGGCTCTTCAATAAGGAGTATGAGGAACAAGCACCAATTCGGTACTGGTTTGCGCATACTTTTAAGTATGCAGTTCTCATGCCTGTCAAATGGAAGTATGAGAAGATCCATGACTGGGTGCGTTATCGCACCTATGATAAGTATCATATTATTGATACCGGACTGACACCATCATATTACGATGCCTGCACGACAATGCTGCATGTTAACTTCAATATACTGAAAGAATTTGTTGAAGTTGAACAGGCGTGGAGTGCATATTGCTGGTCAGACGATAGGAAAGAGGCATCTTGGTGTGAAAAGCACATGCCCTTCTACCGTCGAGTATATCCATTCCGACGACCAGACCTTGGTGTCAAACACTTTGAGTGGGCAGCAACACTAGATGATCCAGCCCTCCCGCCACACGAACGATGTGATCATCAGGCTGTAGCTGCTAGAGAAATCTTAGCCTTGTATAAGTGGTGGGTTACGGATCGCCCTGCACGTAAAGAGATTGAGCATGTTTCCTATGACCATCAGGGCCTGGATATGATGGCTTCGTTGGATGATGACTTTGACAGAGAAGCTCCAGACTTTAAGGCACACGTTGCATCAATGGATGCAGCAACAAAGCAGGAAGAAGAATGG